TTTGTAGAGTTCTTTGGCAGCTTTAACCAAGATGTATTTGATTTTATCAAAGGAAGATTAACCAATGGCTGATCACAGAGCAAGATTGCGTGTAAAAAGTGGAAACAGAAATCTTCTAAGCGGACCTGCTGCTCCGTTAGAAAAAACAAGTGGTATACTTTTTCCTTATAGTCCTAATATTACTACGCAAACACAGGTAGAATATAGTCAGTATGATACACAGCATACAAACTATCAGCAAAATGCTTATAGTAGAACACGCACACCTAATATTCAAATCACCGCAGATTTTGTAAACCAAACTACAGAAGAAGGATTGTATACTATTGGTGTATTACATTTTTTACGTACAGCAACAAAGATGCATTTTGGTAGAAATGACGGTAAAAAAGGAACACCACCGCCAGTATTAAGTTTTAGTGCATATGGAAACTTTAACTTTAATTTTGTGCCTGTTTTAATTGGCAGCTTTACACAAAGTTATCCTAATGACGTTGACTATATACAAGTTGGTGGAAGTAGTATTCCTGCTATTATGACAATAGCAATTGATCTCATTCCACAATACAGTGCTAGAAAGCAATTAGAATTTAGTCTAGATAAGTTTGCGAGTGGAGAACTATATAACAGAGGATATATTTAATGGCAAGTAAATATAAATCTAATAGTGTATATAAAAAGACTCCGTCAAATAGTAAGTATCTGGAAAATTATGTACCTCCAGTACAAGTAAGTGCAAATAATACAGAAATTATTACATTAGATTCAAAATATAAACATAGACCAGACTTGTTAGCATACGATAGATATGGTGATCCAAACTTGTGGTGGATTTTTATTTTGTACAATAGAAACACAATAATTGATAGCATTTATGATTTTGAGCCTGGTATCAAATTACGTGTGCCTATCAATAGTAGCTCTATAGGAGTTTAAATGACCTACCCATTAGAAAATGCACTCAATGAGTTTGAAACTTACACATATAATGTGAGCTTATGGATGGTAAAGCCCAGCCAAGCACAGGATTTAGATCAAAACATTAACACTGGGTTTGCAAAATTAATTGCAGATAATTCTAGTGAAGCAATCTATAATGTCAGTGAAGTTGAACAAAGTCATATTGTAGGATTCAAGAGCGGCAATAGGCATGGATTTAGTAGTTTCTTTGATATTACCATTAGAGAAACTAATAGTATTACACTGCTAGATACAATTGTAAAAACAGCTAGTGAATTAGGTATTGAAAATCACCAATTGGCAGTATATTTGATTAATATTGAATTTAATGGTAGATTACACAATGGTGCGCCCAAAAAATCAACACTTAACTTTTGGTATCCAGTAATTATTAATGCTTTCCGTATGCAAGTTGATAGTGGTGGAGCACAATATCAGATACAAGCAACAGAAACTGGCGCCGCCGCATTTAATTATTTAGAAAATGTCAGTAAAGAAACGATTACATTTGATGCAAGTACTGTAGGCGAAGCAGTTACTGAATTTGTAAGAGCACTTAATCTTGCACAGGATGCAAGACGTAGAAACAATAGAAGTGCACTAGAAGTAGAGTATGAATATGAAATAGAATTTGATGAGGAATCTGGTTCAACTGATTGGTTAAACTGGAATATTCAGCAAACTGTTGATTTAGACGAAGCAATTGGTATTAGTACTAGTACTGCTGATGGCAAAATACAATTTGTTCTTCAATCAGGAACAAACATTACAGACTTTATTGGTGCAGTGTTAATGACAACTGACGAATATAAACGTATACCATTGGATGATGGAAGCGAAGCAAGAACAAACGGTGCTGACAGACACAGCACTGCTACTGTTGATAAATTTAAAACTTTTTTTAAAGTAGCAGCTAACGTTGAATTTGGAAGATATGACTCAGTACGTAATGATTATGTAAAAAGAGTAAGATACAAAGTTGTTAAATTTCTTACTCCTAGTTCTGTTAGCGATGTTCAAGAATACCGAAATAGCATAACAAATACTAGTGTACAAAATAACAGAGTAGACAAACTTATTTCACAAGGACTTTTGAAAAAGAGGTATGACTATTTTTATACTGGACTTAATACAGAAGTATTAAATTTAGACTTAACTTTTAATTTTGCATATTTTGAAATTGTTCCAGTTCAAATAATAGATCCAAACACGGCTGCATCACAGCCGCATAATGACCAATTAACACTGGATGAAAGAGTTATTACGGCAAAAAGAGAAGCAATAGATACTCGCACTGAAAGAGACAATTTAGAACGTGAATTAGATGCACTCAGAACACGCCGTGCTACACAAACAAACGCCGTTAATGCATTTGGGGCAGAAAGACAAGTATTAGCATCTTTAAATGCACAAGTGACAGCGGCTGAAGAAAATCTAAATAACCTTAATAGAACATTATCTGCAGCAGAACAACGATTTGCTGTTCTTGAAGAACTTAGAGAACAGTCAGTTGCAGCAGAAAGTCAAGTTTCTACAGCAGCTGGTCCAGTAACTAATCCTATAGGAATTGATGTTCCTTTAAGATTTGGTAGCGATACAATTGATAGCAGCGATACTTATGTTCCTGAAAACGACCGCAGCGGTGGTACACTTATGTTTGGCGGCGTTAAAGCAAACTTAGAAAATGGTTCTGACCTTTCAAATATAGAAATAGAAATAAGGGGAGATCCATATTGGTTAGGTAAACCAAATACATTCTATACAACAACCACAACTGGAGAACTTGCAGATTATCAGACAGGCGAAAACATGTTTTATCTCAAGATAAACTTGCCTGCGGCTGCTCCTGGAGACTTAAACAGTGTAGCCCCAAATGATAGTTATACTATAAGTGGATTATATACAGTAACCCACGTTATTAATAGTTTCCGTAATGGGCTGTTTACACAATATCTTAAAGCATTTAGAGATATATCAACTAATTCTAGCACAGTGTCTGATACATTAAATACAGATACTCCAATAGTACCATTATCAGGTCCTGACGACGGCACTAGGGGACCAGCAGCTGACCCTGCACAAACACAAGAAGATATCGAACCATCCGATGGAGTTCAATAATGAGTATACCTAAAAGTACAAATAAAAGATCCAAAAGAGTAAGTGATGCATTTAACCAAAATGCAATGACAAAAGGTATGAAAATTGCAGCAGGGCTTTATCGCGGCACTGTTGTAGAAAACGGTGATCCTAACCAAATGGGCCGTGTTAAAGTGCAAATATTTGGATTAAATGCAGCAATTGATAGCAGTATTGATCTTGGTAATCCTGATGCATACTTGGGCGCTATCTGGTGTAGACAACTTAGTCCATTTGGCGGCACTACTAGTGGTAGCGACGGTACAGTTAGTCATGGTTTAACTGGTGGTGGCATTCCAGTAGGCACAGAAGTACTAGTAAGTTTTGGTGCTGACAGTGATAAAGGTGTAATACTTGGTGTATTGCCAGATGAAAAGAAAAATAGCACCATGGCTGGTCCAGTTGGTGGTGTTAGTAGTGATGGTGAATTTACACAAGTTACCAGTACTAGTAGAGACAGTAGAAGTAGTGATAACCCGCCCAGCCATCCACAGGCAGAAGCATTAAGGTCACAGGGACTTAATACTGACCGTTTACGTGGTCCTAGTTTTAGCAACCCAAGACGTGAAACACCCAGTCGTGTTATTGGTATGAGCAGTGCAGATGGACATGCTATTGTAATGGATGATGGATCCGCAGAAGATAATAGCAGTAACATTATGCGTTTTAGAACTGCTGGCGGTGCGCAAATATTAATGGACGACACAAACGGATTTACTTATATTATTAACCGTGATGGTACTACTTGGATTGAAATGAATCGTAATGGCGATTTAGATGTTTATGCGGCTAGTAGTATTAATATGCATACGCTGGGTAATTTTAATGTACACGCTAAAGGTGCTATCAATATGCAAGCAGACTTGGATGTCAATATACAAGCAAACGGTGCTCGTGGTATGAAATTAACTGCGTTAAATGGCAGCATGGACATCTTTTGTCAAACCAACTTGCAAATACAAGCAGAAGCAAATGGCAATCTACGCTGTGGTGGCAACTATAGAGAAACTGCCGCACGTATTGATATGAATGGTCCAACTGCGGTTCCTGCTACAAAACCAACAATGACACAACTTACAGGTAATAAAACTGTAACAGAAAGTGTAGCAACAAGAGTGCCTGAAGCTGAACCTTGGAACGGACATTTGGACGTTAGTGTTGTGGATACCACTAGTGCTAGTGGTGCAGAAAATACTGCGGCTAGTGATAACTTTTATTATAACGCACCAGCAAATCCAAATGCAGATGCTGGCGGTAGTACAAATACTGCACCTCCAGGTGGATTTCCTGATGCTGAAGATGACCCAAGTGGATTGTTTGCATGGGATGCTGGTGTTGACAGACGAGTAGATCCGGCATTACTTGAACTGGTTAGAGAAGTTGCAAGACGATTTGGTAGAAAACTAGTATTAAAGAGTGGGTATAGGGATCCTGGCAGGAATGCAAGAGCTGGTGGTGCTAGACTAAGTCAACACATGCAAGGTAAAGCAGTAGACGTTGCTAGTGCGGGCTTTGGCAGACAGGAAGTTCTGCGTCTGTGTCAAATTGCAAGTGAAGTAGGTGTAATTGGATTAGGTATCTATAGTAGTGGCAACACACACTTTGATAACAGAAGCGGCGCAAGAGCTAGTTGGGGAGATGACTATACACGAGCAAGTACTCCAAGTTGGGCACGTGAAGTTGCCGCTAACCACCGTGCAGGGAGATATAGTTAATGTTACAGTTTGTTAGTGAACGATATCGTATACCCTGGGATATTCATCCTATACAAGATATCTGGACGACTAGTAGAAATATAAACATTTATCCTATTACTACAAGTAAAGAAATGTTGGAAATTATGCTTAGTAATAACCGCTTTAGAATGTTTAAAGAAAACGGTTCAATAGGTTATGGCTTTGGTGATGCTGATAAAGTAACTGGCATGACTGAACAAGAAGCATATAGTGAATGGTTAGATTATATCAAGTTAAAAGAACGTCAACTTAAAAAACAATTACCGCTTGTTGAATTAACACAAACACAATTTGATGCACTGATGGGAATGTTTATTGGTGTAGGTAAATGGAGACGTATACCCAGTGATGAAGGTATATATGACGTTGAACGTGCTGTTAAAGAAAAACGTTGGAAATTGGTTGCTGACATGATAGCAAATTGTAACGTAAAAGGCCTAGATAGTAGGGCTCGACTTAATGAAGCTCGTGTGCTAATGTTAGGTGATTATGCTGTTGATAAAGACAGAGGCTGGCTACGTGTAGAAGGCGTACAGCATACTAGAACAAAATATGTTAGTGGTGATTTAACTGAAAGTCAAAAACGTCAAGCAGAGTATGCATACTATAGACAGACTGGTGGAGGCTTCTTACCTAACATGGCTGAATCTAGAAAAAGAAAAGTCCAAATCGTATCTGGATAATTAATCATAATAAATATTTTTATAGCATAGGGAAACAAATACATGGGAAGTACTTTGTTGCTCAACGCTGATTGTTCGCCAATGGAAATGGCACCACTTAGTGTGTTAAGTTGGCGGGACGGTGTAAGAGCATATTGGAACGATAGTTACTATATTTTAAAAACTTATGATGACTGGAAAGTAAGCAGTCCTAATTTACAATTTGATGTACCGAGCATTGTAGTATCAAAAGTGTACAGAAAACCGCAAGAATTTGCAAAACTCAGCAGAAAAAACATACTAATACGAGATCAATATAGATGCCAATATTGCGGCATAGTTTTCCACAATCATGAGCTAACACTTGACCACGTTCATCCACGTAGTCATGGCGGTAGGAGTACTTGGGAAAATTTAGTAACAGCATGTAAACCTTGTAACTGGAATAAAAGTAATAAACTTAATATTCAACCCATGCGGACGCCCAGGCGGCCCAGTTATCATGAGATTTATAACCAGAGCAAATGTTATCGTATTACAATTCCTGACCCTGCGTGGCAGGAATTTTTAAATTGGCCAGAGGATTTACTGGATATTAAAACTACTGTTAATTAAAGCCATAAATAGTATTATGGCGACATTTAGAGGTTTTAGTACAATTGATCGTAAATTTGGCAACGTTGTCCTTGAGGACGTTGAACTTGCCAAGCGTGATCTATTAAATCATTTTTACACTCGTAAGGGCGAAAGACTTGGCGAACCAGAGTTCGGCAGTATTTTGCCTGATCTTGTATTTGAACCACTGGACGATTTTACAATTAATGATGTTGAAGATGACGTTGTTAGTATTGTTTCAACAGATCCAAGATGGGAACTAAATTCAGTAGATACTGAAGTTGGTGAGCATAGTATTACATGTCGTGTAAATCTTACTTATAGACCGGATAGCACAATAGAAGAGCTTTATCTAGAGTTTACAGCGGAAGAAGAGTATTAAAAATGGCACAGAGCGTTAGACAACGAAATTTGTTTGCAGCAGAAGATTTTACAGTTGTATATGACAGCTTTAAACAAGCAAACTTTCAGGCATATGATTATGACACCATTAAAGAAACAATGGTTGATTATGTACGTAATAACTATCCTGAAAACTTTAATGATTGGATTCAGTCCAGTGAATTTGTAAGTTTAATTGAACTTATGAGTTTCTTGGGACACAACCTTGCATTCCGTAATGACCTTGCTGCTCGTGAAAACTTTTTAAGTACAGCAGAACGCCGTGCCAGCGTTATCCGCATTGCTGACTTTTTAAACTATAACCCAGTTAGAAATACCGCAGCCAATGGCGTACTTAAAATTCAGAGTATCAAGACTACACAAAATGTCTACAATGTCAATGGACAAAGTTTAAAAAATACTGAAGTGCGTTTTGTAAACGATCAAAACACTACAAGTTATCAGGACTTTTTGTTAATCTTAAATGAAATGCTAGGCAGTCAAAACAAGTTTGGTAAGCCAACAGGAAGTGGTACAATTGATGGTGTTGCTAGTGAAATTTATCAAACAACCAGTGTTGAAAATACTGACATTGCTCTAAAGTTTACAGCAAAAGTTAACGGAACAACACAGGCGTTTGAAGTTGTCAATAGTGATATCTCAGATGGCGATACACTGATTGAGCCTTCACCAGAACCAGGTAGAAACTTAAACTTAATTTATAAAAATGACAATCAAGGTATTGGTAGTGCTAATACTGGATTTTTTGTACAG